TGGACTTCTCTTGTATAGTCCTGCCAAAGCTACGTACACCTGTTTCAGACAAGAAGATGATGTCAGTGCCTGTGTGCTGTACTGAGTCACGAGCTATGCAGCCAACGCCTTCTATGGTGTCTGTAAGCGTCATAGAGGCAGGAGAGGAGGCTCCTGAGTACACCAGTATAGACTTCTTGCCAAATATGATTAGGAAGCCATTGTGAGCCGCTAAAGCCGTTATCTCGTCAAAGCCTGTAGGCCACACCAGAGTAACGTCTAACGAGCCTGACGTACCACCTGTCCAGTGATGTCCGTTAAGTGTATCAGACCAGTAGACAGTGTGCTTGTTACCTGTAATGTCTGCTGCCCAGAGACGACCGTATGCTGCTAAGACTTCGTTAGCCTCTGGCGGTGTACCTGTCGCGTGACTGTGTGCTGAGTGTTCTTCCAGTACAAACGAACCATCGTGGTCTGTGCCTATCACGTACTCATGGTCTCTTTGAAATAAGTAGACATGATTGTTTAGTGTCACAGCTTTCCAGTTATTAGCTGTAGGCGTGTACCCTGTTGGTGTAGCATCCGTTAACGTGGTAACGCCTGTAAAGATTTTATTGTTACCTGCTGACAGTATCACTTTATCGCCAGAGTTATCAATGTACTCGTATACAGTCTCTATACCGCGGCTAGTACCTAGTACAGAAGAGCCGTTAGTAGACACCTCTACCCAGCCCTTACGCGCACCAATACGGCCTAGCTTGTCTATAACACAGTTGTCTGCAACAGCAGCAAACGAGGGATCAACACCAATAGGTGAGTCCTGTGTGTTTAGACCAAAAAAGCCTGGAGCAGCTACTGTAATGTTCTGTAGTTGTTGTGCCATTAAGAATACCAGATAGTTTCTTCAGGATGTTGTGACGCATCTATAGCAATAGCATCAGACAATGTTCTGTCAGCCAGAGCAAACAACTCTGCTGCACTTGTACCGCCAGTCTCTCCACGCTCTCTAGCACCCAGTGCTGTAGCAATCTGCACTACAGGTGACGAAGGTACTGCCAGAGTCTCTGTGTCTTCTGTGAAGTCTGCTGTACGTAGTACCACGTTAAAGCGTAGCTGATACACACCGTCAGGCTTAGGGTAGATGTCCACAGCGTTGTCACCAGCAGCGTTAACACCGTTGAAGCTGTAAAACTGTGGAGAACCCAGAGGCGGTGTCTCAATCAAGAAAGCGTTGTCCATCCAGCGAGAAGGACGGTACTGCATGAACCAGTCTGAAGTGTCGTTAATAACGTCCAGCAGCTTCATTCTGTTCTGTGAACCAGTCAACACATAGTTAAAGGTTGTGTCGTCTGTGGTTACAGTCAATGTAGTACGTAGGGCTGTCCAGTCGTAGGAGTCTTCTACAGAGCGTTTAGCGTCATTAACAAACTCTCCAATAAGTTTAGAGTAGCTGTTCTGAGAAACTGATGTTACTTCATCTTCTCTGAGTCTACGCAATACGCTGTTTACGAGTTGTAAGTATGTCATTACAATGAAACCTTCTGTGAGTCTAGCCACTGCTGTAGCATTTCTTCTTGAGTTAATTGTCGTGGTGGTAAGTTAATCTGTAAACCACTATCGTTTGTCAGCATACGAGGCTGTGTAAACTGTTCTAAAGGCCGCTGCTGCTCATACTGGTAGGGCATAAGCTCTGGTGTAGGAAGCAGGCTAAAGGGCACTAGCTCTTGTGTAGAGCCTACTTGTGTTTCTAGCTTCAGCATGTCACCAAAGAGAGAGTCTGTGGTGCGTGTGGCGTTACCAGCTCCTACGCCTGTGCCTATGCCGCTGCCTGATCCTCTTCCAGAACCGTTACCGTTACCATCTCCGTCACCAGTGCCATCTCCAGTACCGTCTCCAGTGCCTTCCCCTGTACCAGTGCCATCTCCAGTGCCAGTGCCATCTCCTGTACCAGTACCGTCTCCTGTAGTACCAGCAGTACCTGTAGTGCCTGTAGTGCCTGTAGTTCCAGCAGTATCTGTAGTTCCTGTAGTGCCGTCTACAGGTGTAGTATCAGACGGGATTCCTGAAGTAGTGTCAGTAGCGGGAGTTGTTCCTGTTGGTGTAGTAGTGGTTGTAGTAGTTGTGGTTGTACCAGTATCTACTGTAGTGTCTGTAGGCAAGCCTATAGTATCATCATCCGCTGTTTCTGCAAAAATATCTAAGGAGTATAACGGATCAGTACCTTCTTCCTCCTCTCCTGTTTCTGTAGCTTCGGCAGCCTCTTCAGTAGAAGTTGTTTCTGTTGTTGCTGGGCCGTAAACATCATCAGCAGGTACATTCCTTCGTAGTTCGTCTACAAAGATACCACCCATGCGTATGTAATCTTCTAACATACCTTCGCGAACATCAGCGTCTGTCTCTGCTAAAACTGCTTCATACACTTGTCTAAATATTGGGTTTTGTTCTGGAGTGCCTTCGCCTTCCGCAGATACTCCTGCTCCTGCTGAGCCTGAAGCTGCACCACCACCTCCTGCTCCGCCGCCTGCTTCGGATTCGTCTTCAGTAGGTAGCTTTACGTCTACTTCAGGAGGATCAGCAGTAATAACTACTTCTTCAAACTCTGGGTCTACTTCTTCCTCTACTCTAGTAGTCTCTGGTTCACGGCCTGTAACATCTACTTCTTTTCCGTCACCATCAGTAACAGTAACTTCAGTCTGTCTTTTAGCTTCAGCTTCAGCGGCTAACCTGTCTGCTTCAGCTTGCTCTGCTGCTACACGTTCTGCCTCTCTGCGTTTAGCCTCTGCTGCCGCTGCTGCTTGTCTTTCTGCTTCAGCTTGTGCAGCTCTCTCAGCAGCTATTCTTTGTTCTTCAGCTATTCTAGCAGCCTCTGCTTGCTCGTCAGCTATCTGCTGTTGACGTTGGCGTTCTGCTTCAGCTTCTTTAGCAAGCCTCTCTTGTTCCAGTGCCGCTGCTGCGTCAGCTTCTTCTTGTGCTGCTCTTTCTGCTGCTATACGATCTCTCTCAGCTTGCTCTGCTGCTGCCTGTGCTGCTGCTCTAGCGGCCTCTGCTGCTGCTTGCTCTTCTGCTCTACGTCTAGCTTCTTCTTCTTGAGCAAGTCTAGCAGCTTCTATTGCAGCTAGTTGAGCTTGTCTTTGTGAGTCTTCTTCTACTTGCTCCTCAGCTACGCCTACAGAACCTGCCCCAATAGAAACTATATCACCTACTTCAGCCATCTCTGCTAATGTTCTAGGAGCTGTAGTACCAGTAATGGGGGAACCGCTTGATGCTGTAAAACCGCCTGAACCAGGCTGTCCTGCTATGTTGACACCAGACAATGCTACGTTTATAAAGTCACTAGCGTCAGCATCTCCTGATATAATATTAGTAGCTGATATAAAGCCTTCAGAAAGACCACCAGTAGCTACGCCAAGAGCAGCTCTTAGATAGGGGTTGATACCTGCAAAGACACTCTCAGAAGGCGTGTAAACAGTAGAGTAAGTACCCGCTGGGCCATAAGACTGATAAGACCCTGATGCGCTATAGTCATCACCCAGTGTCTGTGCTAAAGCGTTCTCACCTACGCCTGTTGTGAAGTACAGAGTTTGTCCATCTACTTCTATAGAGGGCGGTATGTCGTTCTCTTTAAGATACTCAGCTATTCTATCAGCAGCAGCTTGACCAGCTACAGAGCTAGGGCCACTAAAACCTGCTCTAGCAAAGTCACCTGGATCGTAGTTGTTGTAGTTATAAACAGAAGCAGTCTGTGCTTGTTGCTGTTGTACTTCCTCTAACAAAGCATTGTAGTGCGACAGTGCTTCGTCAGGAGTTTCATAAGTAGGAGCAGAGCCATAGTCTTGAGAGCTTATTGTCTGAGTATAAACAGTAGGAGTGTAACCCAGCTCTTCTGCCTCTTGTTCAGGTTCTACAGCTTCTGGCTCAAACGCAGCTAAGGCATTAGAAAGCTCAGTATCTGCTGCAAAGTCTGAGAACACAGGAGGCTGCGCTCTAGGCATGTCAAAGCCTGCTGGCTGTGTAGTAGCAGCAACGGGACGCTTTTCCTCTCTAACAGGAACGCGAGTACGACCAGTTTTTACTTTAACGCCTCTTGCCATTATCGTTCTCTTTGTACGTTCTTAGTCTTTTCTACTGTGCGCATAGCGCCTAGTCCTAACATACCCATTAACACACTATTAAGCAGTGAGCTGTCAACAGGAGGAACAGTAAACCATATACCCAGAATAGGGGCTAAGATAGTAGAATATAGAAGAGCTAGTCCACATATCCATCCTATAGCAGGTCGCCAACCCGCTACAAACAAACTCTTATGTGCTGCTTCAGTCTTGTTGACTTCTAATTGACCTTTAGCTAATTCCTGTGCATGTTTCTCTGCCATAGTCGCTAACTCAAACGCTATAGCATTTTTCTTGTCTTTATCCTCTATGACTTTATCTAAGAGGCTAGTAACAGGTGCTATCAAGGAACTCAATATAGACATATATTATACACTATTTTTAGTTATTTGTCAAGTGGTTTGTTCTTGCCCAGGATACCCTGCACAGTATCTGACTCGTATATCCTAATACCTAGCCACACAATAGTCAGCAAAGACGCTGTAGGTGGTAACCAAGCCGCTAGTGACATCACCGCTGTAGATGCAGCAGCAACGTCTAGCATGTCTTTAGTAGACTCGTCCATCATCATGATAACGTCCTTGTTTACTGTTTAGCTTTGTTGTTTAAGAAAGCAAACTGCTCTAGGACTTTGTAAGCCTTAGCAACAAACTCGTCATCCTTCGGAGTCTCTGTGTAGTTACACACAATACTGGCTATAGTGACCAGTGAAGTAGCAAGTACATACAAGTCTAATAAGTAGGCCATTACCAAGGCACTCCAGCAGTAATCGCAGGAGCTTTACTGTCTGCAATCTGTGCAGCGATAGAGTCTTCCAGAGCTGTTACTGCTTCTTCGCCCATGCTGTCCTTCACCCAGCCAATAGCCTGAGCTTCTGTGATGTCTGCATAGGCTGTGTAGCCGTCAGCAGAGCTGTCAGGAGTAAAGCCACAAGTGCCATAGCTGCTGCCTGAGTGTGTTACAGCGTCGTCACCAGTGCCTACTACTTCGCTGTCTGAGGCTCGCCAGTGTGCAACAATAACGCCATCGTCTGATGAGTTACGTTCTAGTGTTGAGATTGTCCAAGTTACTGCCATGATTATACTCCTTCTTCCAGAGATGCCTGATAAGCGGCAATAACCGCGTCTGTGTGTACAGCAGCACAGATAGCCTGTACCTCTGTAGATTCGTTGCTGTAGTCCTGTCCTGCGACTACAACGTGCCTGTGATAGCCAGAGGATAGCTCTACGCCGTCCTCTAGTACCTTGGTGCAGGTTCGTACTTGTACTGTCTTGTAGTCACCTACGATTTCAATCTTGTCTTCTGATATTACTTTTTCTAAAGCCATTGTATTGCTCCTGTCTGTGCCTAGAATCCACTAGGCGTATGGTTGTTATGCTGTTGTTGTAAATAAAACAGTAAAAATGAATCTTTTTCCTGATAAATCAGCATATCTATAATCACCCGACCCGTCATTTTTCCTAAAGGATACCCCACTAGTATTAACGTGAACCAGTAAGTCAGTTGAACTATCAGTCCACCCTAGAGAGCCTGAACCATAATCGACCGCCGCAAAAGGAGTGTTTACTTTTAGAAACTGTGTTGCTGATGTTACTGGTACAACAAAATCATAGGTGACATATACTAAAGAACCTATTTTACGATAACGACTAGTTGAGTAAGGTGATGTTAGTGTTACATCTGGACTCGTAGGAGTAAAAGTACCCTCCTCATAGTCATCCAACTTGTTAGCAGCACCTGTGCCGCCTAAGTAGACACCGCCTGATAGGTAGAGGTCTTTGAAGCGACCTGAAGAATAACCTAAGTCGATAGCGTTATCTCTAGATGTTCCTGTTACAGTAGAAACAGGGTAAATAAAATTACCGTCGTCATAAAAACGTAAAGCTGTATCGTTTGTACCAATGTATAAGTCCCCATCTTTAGCCCCAATAGACCCTACGGTTGAGCCGTCTTTGCGGAGGCTAATGATGCTACCATCAGATGTATTCCTGTTAAACCACGCCACATTATCATCCGCTTTTGAGGCAAAAATGTAGCCGTTATTGGTAAGACTTAATCCAGTAGTTGTATTGCTTAAACCAGGAGTAACCGTAGAGGACTGACCCACCAACAGGTTGCCTGATGAGTCTATGCGCATGCGTTCTGTGTCAACTGTATTAAATACTAGAGGGTCAGACTCTATAGTTCCAATGTAACTTGCAGTAGTGTTTGATAGCACTCTAAAGGTGTGAGTCCCATTGTTTTCAATATCAATGAACCCTCCATAGGTAGCGTTGTTAAGCGTCAAGCCTGTATAGTTAGTTACAGTGTTTGGACTGCTAGTACCAATACCCACGTTGCCTGATGAGTCTATGCGCATGCGTTCTGAAGTGTTGGCATTATCATAAAAAGCTAATGCTGAGTTAGCTGCATCGTGATACATTGTAAAAACATTAGTGCCATTTTCTGCAAACCTCAAAGCCCCATCATTGCCTGTTGCAGAGTCAATGCGGATGTCTGCTTCTCCTGAAGATTTTACATCAAGCTCATAGGCAGGCGAACTAGTACCAATACCCAAAGACTCCGCAGACGCATCCCAGAACAACTTAGCCGTTGTGCCTGTGTCCTCGTAGAATGCAACATCTTGGTTTTGGTAAAAAGCTGCAACTTTATTGTTATCTGTATCCCAGATACCCATTGCCTGTGCAACATCAGCGCCGATAGTACCT